CCATCCAAGAATTTGGCTTCAAGAATCCTATCATTGTCGATAATGAATATGTCATTATTGCTGGTCATACCCGGTATAAAGCCGCAAAAAAGCTGAAGCTAAAGGAAGTCCCGGTCATTGTTGCTGATGACCTTTCTGAACAGCAGGTTAAGGCGCTGCGCATTGCAGATAACAAAACCTCCGAACTGTCAGACTGGAATGGCGATTTGCTTGGAAAAGAGCTTTCCAGCATCATTGACATTGATATGAGCCTTTTCGGTTTTACCAACGGGGATGCAGAGGATGCAGCAAATGCGGATGACCAGCCATATTCCATGAATGTAAAAATCCCGCAGTATGAGATTCAAGGCGATTGCCCGGGAATTTCTGAGATGCTGGATAGCGCCCGTGCGGATGAACTGATTCGGCATATTGAAGAGGCCGAAGGCGTGACCGACGAGGAAAAGGATTTTCTGATTCAGGCTGCGCGGCGGCATAATGTGTTCAATTACCGCAATATTGCAGAGTATTACGCACACGCAACGCCTGAAATGCAGCGGCTCATGGAGGAATCCGCACTTGTCATCATTGATGTAGATGATGCCATTGCCAACGGCTATGCAACCCTGAATGCAGATGTCCTCAATATCATGGAGGATGACGATGCGTGACGATTTTGCCGTATTCATCCTGACACACGGCAGAGCTAAGCAGCAAAAGACTGTAAAAACCTTAAAGAGGTGCGGCTACACTGGCAGATTGTATCTTATCGTTGATGATGAAGACAAAGAGCTGGATGAGTATATACGCCTGTATGGTTCAGATGTTATCACATTTTCAAAGCGTGAAATTGAACCGTGCTTTGATACAATGACGAATAAAAAAGAATACGGATCAGCTGTATATGCCCGGAATGCCAGTTATGACATTGCACACAGCCTTGGGATAAGATGGATTTTCATGTGTGACGATGATATTTCAAATTTGCAATACCGTGTTCTAAAAAATAAAGAACTGAAAAGCGTTAATATATACAACATTGACAAGCTCTTCGAGCGAATGTGTGATATTGCGAATGCGGGCAAGGTTTGCATTTTTGGCTTTTCTCAGGCAGGGGCTTTTATTGGCGGGGCGAACAAGACATATCTCAGCGGACACCAGCGAAAAGTGTCGCAGGCTATGTTGTATGATGCGAATAATCCTATAACATTCCGCGGCGTGTTCTATGAAGATATCATCGTTGCCCTTGATGCTGGAACTGCTGGCCGCGTAGCCATGTCCACCATGCTGGTTTCAATTCAAAGCCCGGCAATGGCAAGCAACGGTGGGGGGGATGCAGGATCTATATCAAGAGAGTGGTACCTATGTTCGTTGCTTTTACAGCGTTATGGCCTATCCCGGTGTTGCGAGTATCGAGGCAAAAGATGGAGAATTCAAATTAAGGCTCCGGCACAGCGCCTTCGCCCCCATGATCATCAATGAGAGGTGGAGAAAATGAACGACAATTTTGCAGTATTCATTTTAACACATGGGCGGGCGGACAATGTTGTTACCATGCGGGCCTTGGAAAAGGGCGGATATACCGGAAAGATATACTTCATTGTTGATGATGAGGACGATTCGGTAGATGAATATAAAAAGAATTTTGGCGCGGAGCGCGTGATTGTGTTCGATAAGCAGGCGGCATACGATAGGGCCGATACCATGGACACCTTCAATGACCACCGCGCCATTATTTATGCCCGCAATGAATCCTTCCGTATCGCAAAAGAACTTAGGCTGAAGTATTTCCTGATGCTGGATGATGATTATACCGAAATCGACTTCCGATATGCAAAAGATGGGAAACTCAAAGCAAAACCCGCACGGCAATTTAATCGCCTGTTTGATGATATGCTTGCTTTTCTTGATGCATCTGGCGCTGTGACAGTGGCCTTTGCGCAGGGGGGCGACTTTGTAGGGGGGCTGGATGGCGGGAATTTTGGCAAAGGACTGCTCCGAAAGGCCATGAATAGTTTTTTCTGCCGTACAGACTGCCCCATTGAGTTCCGGGGCACGATGAACGAGGATGTAGTCACATACACAACTTGGAGCAGCAGGGGAAAAATGTTTTTTTCCTACACTAATATGTGCGTTATCCAGAAGCCTACCCAGTCCCTATCAGGCGGAATGACAGAAGCATATAAGGAGGGCGGCACATATCTAAAGTCGTTCTATGCAGTTATGTCTATGCCGAATGCCGTCAAAGTTAAAATGCTTAATACGTCCCACAAGCGTATTCACCATGGCGTAGACTGGAATGCCTGCGCACCAAAAATCTTAAACGAGAAGTGGAGAAAAGGGAGGGGAAAAGATGCCGAACATTGCGGGGAACAAGATGCTGAAGCACCTTGACCGAATTACAGGAAAGCACCTGCCAATTACGGCAGATATATTCCTGACAAATTATTGCAACAATAATTGCCCGTATTGCACCTATAAGCGGTGGGAGCTGGACGAAGGCGCACGCGCCATGCCGTATGATGAGTTCGTGCGGTATGCAGAGAGATTGCGCAGCCTTGGCGTTCTGGGCTTCATCCTGACAGGCGGCGGTGAGCCCACCCTTGCGCCAGATTTTGATAAAATTACCACCTGGCTGGAATCCTGTGGTATCCATTACGGGATGAACACGAATTTCAATAATCTGGTGCTGTGTAAGCCTGATTATCTGAAAGTATCCCTTGACGGGTATGACGAGGCCAGTTATGAGAAAAACCGCGGCGTCAGAAAATATGAGGTCGCGAGGCAGAATATCAAAGCCTATTACGAGTGGAAATGTAAAAACAGTCCCCGAACAACTCTCGGTATCCAGAAAATGGTTGAGAGTGTTGCGGAGGCTTTTGCTTTTTACGAGGCAAATAAAGATTTGCCTGTAGACTATATTGTGTTCCGCCCAAGGGAGAGCACTGCGGGGGCGTATTATAATGACCCCTGCAAATTAGATGAAGCAGAAACTATCGTAAGTGCTGTAAAAACCATGAACCGGTTCGATAAGCGCGTTTGCCTCAATTTCAAGTGGGGAATGCTGGGGCAGCATGAAGAGAGCTGCACGGCGCAGTGGGCGCAGATAGCAGTTAATGAGCGCGGACAGGTGATGTACTGTTGCCATAAGCCTTATGAAATTGTGGGCCATGTGCTGGATGCTGATATTCTGGAAAAGAAAGCGGCATTCAAAACCAATATGGCAATGTGCGATATACCGTGTCGCATGACTGCCCCTAATGCGCTGGTTGCGTCCATTGAAAATGGCATGAAAGATACCTGCTTTATCTGAAAATCCTATTTAGATGGAGAGGTGGTGACATGCCGAGAGGAAATCCAAAAAATCTTGTTCCAAATGAGGCCCGAACTCCCAAAGAACGCCAAGAAAATGCAAGAAAAGCCGGAAAGGCTTCAGGCGAGGCAAGACGGCGTAAAAGAGATATGCGGGAAGCGGCAAATCAACTGCTTAATATGCAGGTTTCGCCCGTACAAACGAAAGTGCGTGCTGCCATGGGTGCTCTTGGCATTGAAAAAGATGACCAAAATTATAATATGGCAGTTTTGGCCGTAATGGCGTTGCAGGCGATGAGCGGAAACGTCAACGCAGCAAAGTTTATCCGAGATACAGCGGGTCAAAATCCACTCATACAGTTGCAGGAACGCCAGTTCGAGTACGAAAAAGAGCGCCGCAGCGGCCAGGGTGCAGAAATCGAAGATATTTCCGCGGTCGTAATGGAAATTTGGGGATACAATACCTGGCAAAATATGTTGAAGGATGGCATCCCTGTGGTGCTGGTTCAGTCCATCTTTTATCATTTTGGCGCTGACCACATTCAATATATACAGCAGTGCCATAACAGCATGTATAACGTGCTGGAAGGCGCTGTTCGTTCTGGTAAGACGGTTGACAATGTCTTGGCTTTTGCAATGGAGCTGTGCAATACCCCTGATAAGTTCCACCTTGCAACCGGCTCAACCATGGCGAATGCAAAGCTCAATATCGGCGATGCAAACGGCTTTGGTTTGGAGCATATCTTCCGGGGGCAATGCAGATGGTCAGAATACAAAGACAATGCAGCTCTTATCATCCGCGGCCCATATACGAATTTTGAAGAAAAAGTCGTTATTTTTGGAGGCGCAGCGCTGGCCTCGTCGTTCAAAAAAATCCGCGGTAACTCTTACGGAATGTGGATTGCCACGGAGATTAACCTGCATCATGATAAAACCATCAAGGAGGCGTTTAACCGTCAGCTGGCGGCGAAACGCTTAAAGGTCTTTTGGGACTTAAACCCGGATAACCCGCGTGCTGCCATCTACTCAGAGTACATTGACCGCTACCAGAAGCAGCAGGAGGCGGGGGAGTTCCCGGGCGGGTACAATTATATGCACTGTACCATCTATGATAATATCAACATCACGCCGGAACGTCTGCATGAGATTGAGAGCAGATACGATATTAATTCGATTTGGTATCTTCGGGATATCAAAGGGATGCGCGTGGTGGCAACGGGTCTGATTTACCGCCGTTTTGCAGATGCTATCAGCACAGGATCCAGCACGTTCGAGATTCAGGGTAAGCCAACGGATCTCATGGAGATCAATCTTGGTATCCACTTCGGCGGCAGCGGGTCGGGGCAATTCCGCCGGGAGAAATTCGTCGAATTCCGCGGGCCGGACCGCGGGGACGGC